ATCCACTGTAATTGTTTCGCAAGAAGTATAAATCTTTGTATTTTTTGATATACTTAAATTTTGTAATGCGTTTACTTCGTTTGTGTTTTTATAATATGTATCGTGATTGCCTATTATTATATGGGTATCTATATTTAATTGTTCTAATTTATTCCAAAAGTTTAATTTAAAATTATAAGCTGTATTGTGATTGATAAACTTTCTTCTATCAACAACATCTCCTAGATGAATTAAAGTTTTAATGTTATTCTCTTGTAGATAAGGAAAGAAAACCTCATCATAAAATTTATTAAAATAATTTATAAACGCTGGAGAATCATTACGAGCTCCCCAATGCGTGTCAGCAATCAACGCAATTTTCATAGCCCAATAAAATAATCTAGTTTACCTTTTTTTGTTTTCTTTTTCTTTTTTAATTTTTCTTGTTCTTTTTTAATTTCTCTATATGTTGTTAAACTTTCGATCTTAGGTTCTTCTACTGGTAAATTCTTTTTCAAAAATTCTGTAAATTGATTATGAAATTCTCTATCTTCACCTGGTTGTAATGCCATATCATCAAAATTAGAATCTAATAACATTTTGTGTTTAATTGTAACTTGTTTTTTTTCTTTTTGTATTCTTCTTATAAATGCGTAATATATAATTTGTGTAAAGTAAGCAAACGGATTATTTGATTTATCAGGATCAAAATTGTCCAAATATTGTAAACAGTTTTCTATACCATCAGATATCATATCATCTCTAAAAGTATAATTAATAAAATTAGGTCTATATGATAAATGATTAGCTATTTTTAAAAAACAGGTACCAATATAATCTGTTACTGGCGGATTAGGTTTGCCTTCTTTCTTGGCCTGTTTACACATCTTTTTGTAAACTATCATTGCCGTTAAAAAGTCTTTATTACTTACGTAATGTTCTTTTGATTTTTTTGATGTTGTCATAATTTAAATATACTACAGTTTGTGTTTAATGTCAATCACTTACACAAAAAAAAGTCGGTTCCAGGATTGGTTGACTTTTTATATTTTATCCGTATAATAGGCGTGTAGCCTTTTTGATCCAGAATACTCCAGATTAATGGATTGTTTTCCTAATATCTCTAAACTCGTCCCACAATTCATTAAACTCATTGTTTTCTTCTTCACTTAATTGTTCAATGGGGTGTTCACTTCTTTTTGGCACCACTATCTTTTCATACTTCTTAGATACGTCCAAGTAACTCTTGGTCATTTCTTCGGTGGCATTTGTAATTGTAACAATTTTATCTTTTGGAATAGTTATAATAGTATCATTAGTATAGGCAGTCCATTTTATAAGAGCAATATAATCTTTAAGACCTCTTGGTGTTAATTGAGATACATATTTAACTTGTAATGGTTTGTTTATACGTAATAGAGGAGTTTTATCTGGCAATTGTTCTTTAGCCAAACTACAAACAATGTCATCACCATTAATTAGTTTTATTATTTTTATATGTTCCATTGTTATTACTATTTATTAATTCTATGTTATGTATTTCGTAGTTAAAGTTTTCAGAGGTATAAATGTTTATTCTTTCTCTAAAATGAGCAAGTGTATAATTTTCTTTACCATTGTATGTAAGATCATCTGCTATATCATATAAAGTAGCGGCTGAGCTATCATCTTTCAATCTCAAACCTCTACCAATAGATTGTAGATTACGAATACGAGATTTAGATGGAGACGCAAAAACTATATTATGTAAATTTCTTATATTAATACCAGTACTAAACGTTCCGTAACTGGCGATTATAATTGCGTTGTCAGATTTTTCAGTTATAAATCTAATCTTTTCTCTTTCTTCAGCTTCTACACCACCATAAACGAAAAATATTTTTTTATCTTCAGCCTTATCTTCTATAAGTTGTTTTAATATAACACCGTGTTTTTCTACATATTGAAATAACACTAAAGAATTACCTTGTAAATTTAAACATAGATTACGAATATATTTGTTTCTTTTATCATTAGATACTAAAAAATCCATTTCTTCTTGATAACTTTTATCTTTTAAAAAGTGTTTTGAATATTGATCGTGTTGTAATACCAAACATATAATTTTTAAATCGGCTAATTGTTTTTTCTCTTGTAATTCAGATGTTGATGTAACTTTATTAACGGCACCAAAAAGGCCTTCTAATACAAGTTTATTAGTTTTAGTACCATCTAAAGTACCTGTAAGACCTATTCTATATTTACAATCTTCTAGTTTAGTCATTATTTTACTTAAAGAAACGGCCTTAAATAAATGACATTCATCTCCTACTACCATACCAAAAGATTTAAACCATTTCTTTGGCATATTATATATTGATTGCCATGTTGATATTACAACATTTTTGTTTGTTTCTTTTTCGTGGCCTTGATATATTCTATGTATATTCTTGTCAGGATTCCAGCCATAATCTTTAAAATCTTTATATAACTGTTCCACTAAAGAGGTTGTTGGCACTATAATTAGTATCTTATTGTTTACTTTTTCTTTCAGTCTTAATAAGTTAAATCTTACCAAAAGATAAACTATTAATGATTTACCAGAGGCCGTAGGCGATAATAATAAACAACGATTCTTTTGAAGAGCATGTACAAAGGCCTGTTTCTGATAGTCTCTTATCTCCATTGGTATCTTTAGACCAGAAACAAACTTATCTACCAACTTAGTATCAACATCTACATCTTTTATTTTTGTACCATCAACTACTTGTATTTTATTATCTTCACACCATTTAACAATATAAGGATAAAGTCCAGCAAAAATTTGACCAGTAGCATAAGAAAACAATCTTATTTTACCGTCCCACCATTTGTTTCTAAATTGAGGAGTAAACTTGTAACCAGGAACTTCAAAGGTAAAATATTCAGACAATTCTCTACGTATAGCTTCGTCTGCTTCTATTTTAAGATAGACTTCGTTTTTTTTATCTATAATAATATATTTTGTAAGTGTCATACGTATTAAATAAATTGGGGACCTACTGACCAACCTACTAATACTTTTCTTGTTCCACTCGTAACTGGATTGACCTTATGCCAAACAAAAGATGGAAATGATATAACTGTTCCTAATGTAAACTTATCATTAAACTTAGTATTAATATGTTTTTCTGGTTTTGGATTTGGATTTGATATTTCAAATTCTCCTCCTTCATAATCTTCATTTAAGCATAATGTAAAACTTATTTTTCTTACATAACCATTTGGATATGGTTTACTATGACTATCAATGTGCCAATCATAATGATCATTAGTTTCGTAAACAGTATATTGTAAAGGTTCAAATTCTTTTAAGGAAAAATTCCACTTAGCCTTTTTATTATGATCCAAGATAATATCATTCATATCTTTATTTAATTTTTCGTTAGTTAACCAAGTAACTTTAGATTTTCTATTTAAATTAAAACCATCTTGTATTTTAGCAATTTGTAATTTTGATATTTCTGCTTGAGATATTATATCATCACAATAACTCCTATTGAAACGGCCTATGGATATACAATGGGTATTTTCTAAGTACATTATACAGCACCACTTGTAAATCTACGCCACTCTATAGCATTTTTAATTGTATAAGTTCTATTAACTATTACTCTTATTGTTTTATCTAAAAAATCTATTACCGTATTTAAATAGGCCACCTTTTGAGTTAATCTTTGTATCTCCTCATCAGCTTCTAAATATTTGTCTATATCTGTTTTTAATATTTTAAAGTTAAAAGGTTTTAATTGATAAACTTTTGGGTCAGCTTTGCCTGTATAATATTCCCACTTATCACGTCTTAATATTCTTAATTCATCTTCAGTACGTGTTAACAATAATCTAAACTTAGTATAATGTTTCATATACTTGTTGTGAATTTGAGGAGTTTTCAATGACTCTAAATCTAATTCAGTGTCATTAATTTTAAGATCCTTATCTGCTTCTAGTTGTAATTGTTCTAAATCCATAATATAATTATAACACAAAAGTATTTAAAAATCAACCTATGTGGTAACTTCTGTTGTTGTAGCAGCGCCTACATTAGCAAATTCATATATCTTATATTTGAAAGTAACCTCTGCTGTTAAATATTGTATATCAGTGGCCTGTTGATTATAGTTTAATCCACTTAAAGATATAGGAAATACATCACTAAATCGTACTTCTGTAACTGGATTATTCTTATTAGTAAGTACCAATAAAGTAGCATCGGATAACGTTGATCCTGTATTAGGAGCACCATACTTGACCTTGCCTGCCTCTCGACTTATACTGCCTTTACTAGTAGGAAATCTATCTGTTCCGGCGTTGGTAAGGGTATCAAATTGAGTATGATCTCTAGGAAATCCAAGGCCAGTTAGCCAACCATGTATCTCTTGATAGTTTAATAGATTCTCATCTACTAAGAATGACATTGTTAAATCAGCATACGTTAATTTTTCACCAGGTACTGGTATATCTTTCAATGGAGTTTGTTGTTGTATAAACCCTAATGAAATACCAGGAATATTAACAGAGGTACAAAAGTATTCCACCTTTGGTAACTTAATAATATTAAATTTAAATTGTGTAGGACTAGCGTAGTCTAACTTAGTTGGTTGACGTGAAAATGTATTTAAAACAGTCATATATCTATTTATATTGAATTTAAACCAAAAAAAAAAGGGACGGTTGG